CGAGATGCTACAATAGCTACAGCAGGCTTGACTACTAACACCACTGGTTGGCACGCTGACATCGTTGTAGCAGATGACTTGGTAGTTCCTGAGAATGCTTACACAGAGGATGGTAGGGAGAGTGTTGCTAAGAAGGCTTCTCAGTTCACCTCGATACGTAACGCTGGGGGCTTTACAATGGCCTGTGGTACACGATACCATCCAAAGGATATATATGACACTTGGAAGGATCAAGCGTATGAGGACTTTGATGATGAGGGCAACTTCATTGGTAAGAACTCTGTATGGTCAATCAAGGAGTATGTGGTAGAGACTGATGGCATCTTCACATGGCCCAGAGCTGTCCGAGAGGATGGTAAGGCGTTTGGCTTTGATCAACGTACCCTAGCCCGTATTAGAGCTGAGTATGTGGACAGAGTGCAGTTCCACTCACAGTATTATAACGATCCTAATGATCCGGGCTCTGAGCGTATTAACAGAGATAAGTTCCAATACTTCAGTCCACGTAAGCTGACCAGAGAAGGCAGCAGGTGGATGTATGGTGGTAAGAAGCTTAACATCTATGCAGCAATTGACTTTGCATTTAGTATGTCTAAAGAGGCTGACTACACTGCCATTGTGGTTATAGGCATTGACTGTGATAAGAACATATATGTATTGGACATTGACAGGTTTAAGTCTGACAAGGCACATGTCTACTTCAAGCATATAGCAGAGCTACACTCTCGTTGGGGCTTTAACAAGCTTAGAGCGGAAGTGACAGTGGCTCAGACAGTCATTGTAAACAGCATTAAGGACTACTTAAAGAAAGAAGGTATGTCCCTGCCTATTGATGAGTTTAGGCCCGGTAAGGCCGAGGGCAGTAAGGAGGAGCGTATTAAGGCTTCCCTAGAGCATAGGTATGACAATCTAGAAGTGTGGCATCGTGAGGGTGGTTGGACTCAGCAGCTTGAAGAAGAGCTTGTCTTAGCAAGACCTCCACATGATGATTTAAAAGACTCCCTAGCTTCTGCTGTGGATATAGCAGTGGCCCCCAAACAATCTAGCAGGCATAAGATGGAAGGGTTTTTTGACAGCGTACAGACAGGATCTCGCTTCGGAGGTGTAGCATTTCGCTAAGACCGAGCAGCTATCCAGAAGCCAAAGCCTACCTACAAGAAGTGGGTTTATGGTTTAGAAACATGCAATACTTTGATGGGTGGTTAGTTCTAAACGCTGCTCAAGAACATTACGACAAGAGGAAATCAAATGACCAAAGTGGCTGAGATACAAGAGTCCACAGGACAGGATGCTGGTGCTGCATGGGTGAGTAACCTATGGGACAAGTTTAACCACCAGCGTCAGGGTAAGCTGCAGGAGTGGAGTGAGCTGCGAGATTACATATTCGCTACAGATACTTCCACTACCACCAACTCAACCCTCCCGTGGAAAAACTCAACAACCATCCCTAAGCTATGCCAGATACGGGACAACCTATTTGCCAACTACGTATCAGCTCTTTTCCCTAATGACAACTGGGTTAAGTGGGAAGCGTATAGTCGAGAGGATGCTCACAAGAACAAGGCAAAGGCTATTGAAGGCTACATGTCTAACAAGGTGAGAGAGACTAAGTTTGTCACAGAGATTGAGAAGTGTCTGTATGACTACATTGACACAGGCAATGCTTTTGTAACCTCTCACTTCGAGGCACGCTATAAGGAGACTGCTGATGGCTCTGTAGTTCCAGACTATGTAGGCCCAAGGGCTCAACGTATAAGTCCCTTAGACATCGTATTCAACCCCTTAGCTAACACCTTCGATGATAGCTTTAAGATAGTACGGAGTGTTAAGACTATTGGTGAGCTTAAGAAGCTTGCAGCTACAGACCCTGACCAGAAGTTCTGGGAGCCTGCCATAGCCCGTAGGGAAGAGATTAAACGTATGGCTGGGGGTATGGGTCAGGAAGACTTTGAAAAGGCTGTAGGCTACCAAGCAGATGGCTTTGGCAACATGTTTGAATATTACATGTCAGACTACATTGAAATCTTGGAGTTCTTTGGAGACTACCACGACCACACAAATGATGAGCTGCAAACTGACCGTATTGTAACAGTTGTAGACAGATCATTTGAAGTTAGGAATGAACCTTCCCCTATTTGGTTCACAGGAGCTAATATCAGGCACGTAGGCTGGAGATTCCGTCCAGACAACTTATGGGCTATGGGGCCGCTAGATAACCTTGTAGGGCTCCAATATCGCTTAGACCACCTAGAGAACTTGAAAGCAGATGCTATGGACTTAACAGTTCATCCACCACTGAAAGTAATTGGTGAAGTGGAAGAGTTTGTATGGGGGCCGGGTGTAGAGATTGGCATTGATGAGAATGGGGATGTACAGGAGCTAGGCAAGAATCTAAACGGTATTATGGCAGCAGCTAGTGAGATGGCCTCCATAGAAGACCGTATGGAGCTGTATGCGGGTGCTCCGAGAGAAGCAGCTGGCATACGTACCCCCGGAGAGAAAACCCTCGGAGAAGTGATGCAGTTGGCTACAGCGGCAGGTCGTATCTTCCAAGCTAAGGTGACTAACTTCGAGATCAATCTTCTAGAGCCTCTGCTTAATGATATGATTGAAACTGCTAGACGTAACCTAGACATCACTGATGTCATCCGAGTTACTGACAAGGAGTTTAACATTCAAGAGTTTCTAAGTGTGACACGAGAGGACATCACTGCTAATGGTATTGTACGTCCAATGGGTGCTAGACATTTTGCTAAGCAGTCTCAGGACTTGCAGAATGTTATGACCATCTTTAACTCACCACTAGGTCAGATGGTTCAGCCTCACACGTCCACAGCTGCTCTTACAGACTTTATTAACGACATTACAGGGCTACATGGCTATAATGTATTCTCGCCTAATGCTGGCATCTTTGAGCAGACTGAGATGCAATCCACTGCTGCAACAGCACAGGAAGAGACTATGATTAGAGATACGGCTCCAATGGAGGGTGTGTGAAGACCACTTGGACTAAAGGTGTAGAGGGTCAACTGGAGGCAGACATTAAGTCTGCTTTCAAGTCCTCCACTGTAGTTAGGAATAGACTGTCTGAGATATGCGAGGAGAAGATAGATTCTGCTCTAAGTACAAACAAGGCTCAATATGACAACCCTAACTGGTGTTACCAGCAAGCTGACATCATTGGCTACCGTAGAGCACTAGAAGAAATAATTAGTCTTTTAGAAAAATAAAACTACCAAAAACTCAATATTTCTAGTATATAGTAGTATACTAAGAATATACAGCATATACAAACTATTAAGAATATATACTTCTTCTTAATAACACTAAACATTAATAACAGTAGGATACTCACCAAGTATGACAACTGAACAATCAGCATTTAATCAGCAGGAAACCCCTGCACAACAACCATCTCAAGAATCAGCCTTTACTGACCAGTTAAGCATGATTAAAAATGAGAATGGAGAGCAGAAATATAATGACATCCCTAAAGCTCTTGATGCTTTAGCTCATAGTCAATCTTACATTCCGCAGCTTAAGTCAGAAGTTGAGACTAAAGAAGCTGAGATTGCAAGACTGACAGAAGAGCTTAATAAGCGAGCAGCAGTGGAAGACGTTGTAGATAAGCTCACTGCACAGCAAGCCCAGCCTGAGTCTACCCCTCAAGTTAGTGGAATGAATGAGCAGGAGGTATTAAACCTCGTTCAAAACTTCTCAGCACAGCAACAACAACAATCAGTAGCTGTGAACAATGAGAAGCAAGTTAGTGATGCACTGTTTACGCAGTATGGAGAAAAGACTCAAGAAGTTGTTTCTTCTAAAGCAGCTGAACTAGGCATGACTGTCGAAGCTCTTCAGAGTTTGTCTCAGACAAGCCCTCAAGCAGCCCTTCAACTTTTTGGTTCGTCTGTGCAACCGCAGACAAAGGCAACTACTGGTAGTATTAATATCAGTGCCCAACCCCAAGAAGCTAACTTTGATGTTCCTCCACCAGAGAAATCTCTGTTGCGTGGAGCTTCCACAAACGATCAGATAGACTACCTAAGACAATTACGTAATAGCGTCTATCAAAAACATAACGTTACTACTTAAGGACATAGACAATGCAGTTAACAACTAATACTACAGCGTTCATCGAACAGGAAATCTACTCAAGCTTCATTCTAAAGAACCTACATGATGGTTTGCTAGGTGAGCAATACTACCGCAATGTTGCAGACTTCGGCTCTGGCGACACTCTAAACATCCCTACCATCGGTTCTGTTACCATTCAAGAAGGTGCTGAGAACGAAGCTTTCTCATACAACCCAATTGACACTGGTCGCGTCCAGCTTTCTATCACTGATTATGTTGGTGATGCTTGGTATGTAACTGATGACCTACGTGAAGATGGCTACAACGTAGATGCTGTTATGGCAGCTCGTTCAGCTGAATCTACTCGTGCTTTACAAGAGAACTTCGAGACTCGTTTCTTGGCAGTTGCTCAAGCTGGTCAGACTGATGCTAATGCTAACGAAATTAATGGCTTCGCTCACCGTATCGCTTCTGCTGTTGCTACTTCAGGCAGTGAGAATACATTTGAACTAGACATGCTTATCAAGATGCGTCTAGCTTTCGATAAGGCTAACGTACCAACTCAAGGTCGTGTATTCATTGCTGACCCAGTAGTTGAAGCAACTCTTAACCGTTTGGTTAACATCACCACTGACGTAACTCCTTTCGCAGAATCTATCTTGCGTTCTGGTATGTCTTCTGGTATGCGTTTTGTTGGTCAGCTATACGGCTTCGACATCATCTTGTCTAACCGTCTACCTACTGGTACTTTCAGCGATGGTACAACTTCTGTATCAGGTGCTGTTGCTAACATCGCTATGTGTGTACTTGACGATCAGTGCAAGCCTGTAATGGCAGCATGGAGACGTATGCCTCGTGTTGAAGGTGAGCGTAACATCCAACTAGGTCGTGATGAGTTTACTGTAAGCTCTCGCTTCGGCATTGGTGTACAGCGTGTTGACACTCTTGGTGTTCTAATCACTTCAGCAACTAAGATTTAAGGAGAACTAAAATGGGTTTTGAATCAAATACAGGTTTAGGCGTAGCTAATCATTATGGCGCTCGTAGCACTGGTGGCTTTAAGGGCGGTGAAGCTCCTTCAGCTGGTGCAGAGAAAGAGATTAGTGTTAATTTTGATGGTGATGCACTAGATGTTAAATCTAGCATTCCAGCTGGTGCTATCGTGACAGAGATTGTAGATTTCTTCACAGGCACCATCTCAGCAGCTACAGTAGGTGCATTAGACATCTCTGCTGCTAATGGTGCAGTAGCTAACTATGCTACAGTTGTTACAGCGGGTGATTTGACTATCACTGGCCCAACAGCTGGTACAGCAGTAGTTAAATACCTATACGTAGTATAGTAAGCATACCTATAAGGGGAGGGGAGAAATTCTCTCCCTTTCTTTTTGTCTGGAGGAAAGATGACAATACAACACAGAAATATACCAGAGGCTCAGCTACACGAACCTAAAGGGGCAAGTACCGCAACTTCTGGACAAGTCTACACCTCAGATGGTGCTGGAAGCGGTGCTTGGCAAAAACCTTTTGACCAATTAATAGTGGTAAGAGATGCCTCAGATTTAGCAGGTACACTCTCTAGCACTAGCGTCTATTTTATAGATGGTATTATTGACATGGGCTCTCAGACTATTGAGGTTCCAGCAGGCGGCTTAAGTCTTGCAGGACATACTTTCGATGTCTCTAAGCTTACATCAAGCGCAGTGGGCTACACAATGTTCACCTCTCCGGGTGGTGGTAGTGGCAACTTAGTTGGTAAGGATTATGCAGTAGAAGTTACTGGGGCAAGCTCTCAAGTGTACAACTTGACCAGTGCCACAGGCTTTGATGCTTTTGAATTTGCACGTATTAACTACAACAACTGTACTTCTCTAGGGACAATCACAAACTACCGACAAGGTTTTGAAACTGGAACTGGTCGTTTTGGTGGTGCCCCCAACCTCACATTAGCAGGTACTTGGGTTGGTGGTTACTTTATTGATGCTTGTATTGTGCGTAGTCTTGATGCAGGGATGGTGGGAGCTTTGTTCCAAGCAGGTGCTGGCTTTAGTATGGCCTCTCGTTTTAGGTCGAATATGAATACTGACCTTCCTGCTAGTGCTGCTTATTTAGACTTTGCACCTTCTGACTTTCCAAATCCATCTACTCTCCAACTTGACGGAATGATCTTGTCAAGAAATGGGGTGTTTGATGCAGAGGATTCCAACCTTACACCAAACATCTCCGCTGCTGACTTGCCTAGTGCTTGGAGTAGTAATGTAGGACTTGGCAATACTTTTGAAGGTGGGGAGATGAAAGTTACTTCTGAAACAGTAACTACAATCTCAGCCACTAACACCTACTATGACCTTCTGGGAACTTGGACACCAGACGATCTTCAGCATTTTGACTCTCCTTCTAACGGACAGCTTAGACACCTCGGAAACTCCCCAAGAGAGTTTAGTATCGTAGGCTCCCTTATCTTAGACGGAACAACTGCGGATAACTTACGACTAAAAGTACAGAAGTGGGATGATAGTGCTTCTAGTTTTAGTGAAGTGTACTCTCAAGTGAGAGAGGTTAACGCGCTAGTTGGTGCAAGAGATGTCGCATTCTTTACCATCCTTACAAATGTAATCCTTGACCAGAATGACTACATATCCTTACAGGTGCAGAATGAAACTACTACAGGAAATGCAACTGTGGAGATTGATTCTTTCCTTCGTGTAGGAGAGCGGTAGTATGCGTAGAAATCTTTTAGACATGGTACAAGAGATATTGAGTGATATAGATAGTGATGAAGTGGAGTCTATCTTTGACACTGTTGAAGCAGAACAAGTGGTTGGCATACTCAAGTCTACATACTATGCAATGATGAACAATAGGAACTGGCCTCACCTAAGACGGTCAGTCCAGCTTAGGGGTTTGAGTGATCCAGATAAGCCCACACACATGAAAGTTGAAGAAGAGTTTAAAGAGCTTTGCTTCATCAAGTATAATAAAGAGAAAGATGGTGCTGCTAAGAAAGCTTATGGCGACATAACATACTTACAGCCAGATCACTTCCTACATAAGATTAACCAAGAAGATAGCTCTAGTGAGCTTGTACGTGTCGTAGAAGATACAGGTGGTATTGAGTTGCTCATCCGTAAGGACAGAGCCCCTACCTACTACACAAGCTTTAACGATGAGTATTTAGTCTTTGATAGTTATAATGAAGAAGTGGATACAACACTACAGAAGTCTAAGGTGCAGGCAATGGCCTACATCATTCCT